CATCAATATTCCCACCTAATAAAGTGCTTTCTGTTATCTCGTTATCGTTTAATAAAATTGTTTCCATTATCCTTGTGGGTTTAAAAATCCGTTGTTAGGCATATCATTTGGCATCTTTGCTACTAACGGGTCATTTTGTTCAAAGTTAGCCTCTTTACGTAATGAAGGGTCTAAAGCGTTTAGTAATTCCCTTGCTTTTTTAGCCGTTATTTTATCGTTATTTTTCTTAATGTAAATATTACGCATCCAAAAATGATGGCATCTCGCACCGCCTTTATATAACCAAATAGAATACTTATCCTCGCCTTTTGCTCCAAATCCTTTATTGACAGGTTTATTTCCTGCGTTTATAATGTCTTCTTTACGATACATTAATTTTGATTGAATCATTTTACGACAAAACTCTCTTTGTGGTGTTGGGTTACCTGCGTAAGAATAACGAATTTTAAATAAACTTGTATCCTGTTCACTATCTTTCATTGGAAAATTAGAAGGTGCATAAGCCAACTTAAAAGAAGTTTCTGAAATTGGGTCGTCATTTTGCGCCTCACGTGAATCAATTAACTCCCATTCATCCAAATCGATAGTTTCGCCTAATCCCATTAACTCATCCGCTAAAATATCGTCTGTATGTTCGTGTGAATCTTGCTTTGATAATTGTGTAGGTTGTTCACTTGTTGTTTTAGGTCTTAAAGGAATAAAATCCAAGTCAATATTGAATCCGTTTTGATTTAAAACATACATTAGAGCGTCTAAGATAACCTCTTGTTTTGGTTGAATTACATTTAACATCAATTCGTCAAATGCTACCTGCATTTCGTCGGCATTGTTTCCGAATCCTGTAGCGTCTTTTATACCGAATAAAATAGGCGAAGTTACCCTATGAGATAACATTATTTTCTGCATTGCATCGGCAGTCAAAAACTCGTACTGTTTGTGCGCATCACTTACAGTTAACGCTTCAATAGTAACGCTATTTTCTTTGTTATCGTTATAAGCCAAAACGAATTTACCTGCGTTTGTACTACCTGCTAAATTTTGTCTAAATGAATCGAATATAGCTTTCTTTTGTTCTTCGGTTTTGTCTGCTCCATCGTTAAAGTTTATAATATGACCAAAAGACAAACCATTTTTAATGTGGTTAACAACAAAATTAGAGTATTCCTCTTCAAATACTGCGTATGGCATACCACTCAAGTAAGTCGGATCACTAAAATAAGTTTTTCCTACTTGGTAGTCTGAAATAATATAAATTGCTGAACCGTTTTTAATAGTATCAAAACCAAAGGCGGGTATTGGTAATGGCTCGTATTTTCTTGGCTGTGCAAAATCTCTTGAATACCAATAGCTTTTTACGTCCCCGTTTTCGTCCATTTTATTAGGTACGATACAATTTTTAGGAGTATGCTTAATTTGCATAACATTACCGCCTTTAAAAATTATTTCTATACTTGCTTCGCCAAACAAAGAATAATCCTGACAAACATTTTTTAAATCTTTTTTAGATAAGATTCTCAAGATGTCCGCAAATTGTATCGCCTTTGTACTTTTTTGGTTTGAAGTTAAACCTTTACCGTAAATATATTGTGCATAAGCATCAATAATAGCTCTATTGGTTGCGCTACCGTTATACCTATCAATAATCTCTTGGTAAAAACTATTTTTATCGCCATTTAAAACAAAGTCTTTCGAAGCACTTTCTTTTATTTCAGGTCTTACATAGTTGCTTAATTGTAAAATTTCTAAACTCATATATTTGTAGTTGCATAAGCCTTACCCCTGTAAAGTAAGTTATCATTAGTATCGTAAATCTCAAATTCATAATTACCACCTTCAGAAAAAGTATGCGTAAAATCAGCGGTTAAATATCCGTTTGTATTCGTGCAAGTAAGGTTATGATTTGTTTCGGTTTGTCTTAATTCATTCCTTAAAACCATAGTAGCCGTACTTACATAATCTCGAGGGATAATTTGTAAAGTATGCGTTGCGTCTGTAGGGTCAAATATCTTCATATTTATTAAACGTTTTTTTAGTGGTTTGGTATCAAATAAAAAAGCGTACCGATTAAGATACGCTTTAAAACAAAAACACTATGAAAAAAATATTATGCAGTAACTACTTGCGCTGAAACTAAAGCCAATAAAGCTGTTTTGGCTGCACTCGATAGGAATGGAGCAAAGTTATTATCTCTCGCTTCTAAAGCTAAAGTATAACCGCTTGCTTCAGTACTCATAACTCCTGTAGTAGCTTCAAGTCCTGAATCAATACCTACAGCCTTAACGTTTCCGTTATAATCGTGGATAAAAGCTACAACTCTACCATAGAGTAAAGATTGTAATTCCACTTCAGTTTCTTTGCCTAATTTAGCTAAATTCAAAGCTAAAGCCTGAACAATTTCAATAGTTCTATTATCGTTGTTTACAGTTGCAGTTTCAATCAATGAATTACCCGCACCTTTAACTTCATAACGAAAAACCTCTGTTAATCCTGCAGGTAGAGAAGCAATTTCCTGAGCCGATACCGTATAAGTATCGCCGTCATAAAGTCCAAAATCTACAAATCTAATTCCCGTTCTCGAATCTTTACAAGGTAAAGTCCGACCTTTTAATATATCACAAGCCATATTTATATATTTTATTAAAAAGGGAGGTTTTACGCTCCCTTTAGATTATTAAACTATCCTACGTAAAGTACGTTGAATTTTTGGTTAACAACGTGAGCGGCTAAAGTCATATTGTTTTTAAGGAACATATCCTCACGATTCAAAGCAATTTTGTCTAATTGCATAACGTTAACATCAGAAGCTAAATCAGTAGCCCAAATCAAGTGTGATTTCAAAGAAGCAATAACAACGTTTTCAGGTAATGGAACAAATTCACATTTCAAACCATTAAAGTAAATGTTTTCGTAAGAAGCATCCGCATCAAATGGCTTAGTATAGTCAGTTGTAACGTTGTTAGCTTGTACAATCATTTGTTTTACCGAACGTGGCAAGTACAAAGATGGTTTTTCAGTTGCGTTCAAAGTAGCAGCAGGAATAGCAGCGTAAACTTTGTCTAATTCAGCTTTTAAAACAGAAGCAGTTAAAGTAGTACCTGCAACTTTGATACGAGTTCCAACTCCTGCGGTTGCTGAAGCGTTAGAATCATTGTAAATCATTTTCACTAAAATACCGTCAATTTGACTTGAAGCCAAAGCAGCAACTTTAGTTTTTTCAGCAGCACCTACTGAAGTATTTCCTGTTCCAGCAGTTAAAGCAGCTACAGCCGTTTTAGTTGCAGCAGTTGCACCATTCCAAAATTCATTTTCAAAAGCGTTTGAAATTTGTTTAGCGTATAAACCTCCAATAACAAGTTGTTCAAATTCTGAACTCATAATTTCCCAAGCACCTGGCTTCATATCTCTTTTGAATCTTGAGAATCTCAAAGTATTAGGATCAAACTCTTGATAAAATTGAACTTTTGTAGGAGTAACCGCTACGTCAAAAGCAGTTAAAGAACCTGCTGAAGTTGGTACTCCTGAAGTATAAGCTTGTAGAGTTGCAGTAGCAGTAGCTTCTGTAAAGATAGTTTCTGCTTTAACGTCCTCTTCGAATGTTACCAACGCTTTAGCGATAGTTGTGTTTTCAAATAATAATTCCTCAACGATTGGCTCTGCTGCCTTTCCTCTGTAGTTAACTGAATTGTAAGTAATTGCCATAATTTTTATTTATTTTTTGTTAGTCTAAATTTCTCTAAAGCAGTCATTTCTTCAAATGATTTTTCTTTAGCTGGTTTGTTTTTTGTTAATGAAACGATTTCTTTTTGTTCTTCTAATTTAGCGGTAAAATCAGCTTTCAATTCAGCTTTCATAGCTTCTAATTGAGTACCGAATTCTTTAGCCAATTGGTAAAAAATCTCTTGCGTGTGTTTTTCACTTTTCACGCCACTTGGTTTAACTTCTTCCAATTCAGCAGGAGCTTCCATTTCTTCTTCGGCTTCTTCAGCTTTTGCCTCTGACAATTCAGAAACTAAACCACCTGCAACTGTTAAAGTCATACCATTTTCTAAGATGTACTCGCCATCAGGTAAAGGCATAATATCGCCATTCTCGTTTTGGATAGTTAGCGGCATCCCTACTGCTAAAGTATCGCCCTCAAATTCAATCGTTAGTGATTGGTCTTGAGTCATAACGCTACCTAAAACAATTTCTTCTTTTTTAATTAAAGAAGCGAATCCGTCTTTTATAGCGGTCAAAATTAAATCTACATTCATATTCTCGGTTTTTAAATTAATACGTTCTAAATCAAAGAATCCATCAATACTGAATCCTTTTACCTTGCCTGTTTTTACAAAATCATTCCAAATCTCATCGTTATTTACTTTCATAGAAGCGAACCAAGTTCCAACTGGTTCATTCATTCCATATTTAACTGACTTATCGTTTACCTCATCTTCTTTGATCCAACTTTCAACAAAAGTAACGTCCTTAAGTTTTTGCTCGTTATCGTGTTCTAAAGTAGAAGCATTTTGATAACCTTGTTCAAAAAAGTTTTCCATTGACAAACGAATAGTTTCAGCAGGAAAAACGATGTTAAACTCTTTTCCATTTTGGTTACGGTAAATAGGTTTATTTGGAATTAATACCGCACCTAAAAGAATCCTTTTTTCATTGTCGATAGCTTTTAATTGAATCTCTTTTTGTTCGCTTAAAGCTATAAAATTGGACTCCATGGCTGGGCTGGCGACTAATGAAATACCGAATACCCCTTCGGTTTCTTCTTTTTTAAATATTACGGTGTAAGTTTCCAAATTATATTTTACTTATTAGATTTTTATCTTCTTGAAGTGCTTTCAACATTTCATTATATAATAAAATTACTTTTTCAGGAATTTCAACCCCTAAATTGTCAGCCATTTTTTTAGTATTAATATAATCGTTTTTAGCAGAATTTACAGCAGAATCAAAACTTTTAAAACCATCTAAAGACTTTTTTTTAAAATTTTGCGCTTCAAGTACGTCAATTTGGATTTGATTTGAAATTTTAAATGTATCGTCAATTTTTTTTCTTAAATCATCAATTAAAGCCAACTCTACTCTAAATCCTTTAATACTTCCCATAATTATATATATTTAATTGTTTAACGTTTTTTTAAATTATTGGTATCATTAACCCCCAAAAGTAGCGGTCTTTACTCTATTTCTGTCAAGTGCTTGGCTTGTTGTAACCGCGGAACTCACTACAAAAGCTTCGATTGGTTTATTTTGTTGCCCTGCTATTGTTTGCGCTAATTGGTTAGTACCTGATTGTCCTACTATGTTAAATTGTGGCGGTGTAGACATTGAACCTCCGCTTGGCATAGATCCTCCACCAGTAGAACCTCCACCACCTAAAG